GTTAAAACTAGCATTACCAAAGATGTAACCATCTTAATCAATGAGAGTGGAATACAGAGTTCAAAAACCAAACAGGCAGACGAAAAGGGTATAACAATAATCGAAAACATTAAATCATTTATAGAGGAAATATAAAATGGCATTACCAAAATGGACAGACGAAAGAACTCAATCTTTAACAGATTTCGTAGGAAGTGAGTCACCAATATCTCAGGCAACTGTTGCTCAAGCAGCTGAGAACTTAGAAACATCAACAAGAAGTGTTTCAAGCAAATTGAGAAAAATGGGTTTTGATGTAGAACTAGCTTCAGCATCAGCTTCTAAATCATTCTCGGATGAGCAAGAAGCAACTCTATCAGCATTTGTATCAGACAACGATGGCATGTATACATACGCTGAGATTGCTAGTAACTTTGAAGGCGGACACTTTAGTGCAAAGTCTATTCAAGGAAAAATCTTATCAATGGAATTAACATCTCATGTTAAACCAGCTCCTAAAGTAGAGACTGTAAGAACTTACACTCCTTCTGAAGAAGAGACTTTTGTGACTATGGTCAACGGCGGAAGCTTCGTAGAAGAAATCGCTGATGAACTAGGCAAATCAGTTAACTCTATCAGAGGAAAAGCTCTTTCTTTACTAAGAAGTGGAGAAATCGGTGCTATACCAAAACAGAAAGAAACTAAAGGCTCATCAAAAGCTGACGTTCTTGCTGATATGGATATCACAGGTATGACTGTAGAGTCTATCGCTGACGAGATTGGCAAAACTGTTAGAGGAGTTAAAACTATGTTGACCAGAAGAGGTTTACAGTGTTCTAACTACAACGGCGCTGCTAAAAAAGACATAGGTTAATCCCTTAGTTCTTATTCCGTGAGGGGCTTCCCAGTCCCTCACATTTTTTTATCTATTACTTCGGGAGAAAGTAAGTGAATATTGCATCCGCACTATTAAAACAAATCATAGTTCAAAATGACATGAACACATGGTCTAACTTGAAGGAGAATTATCTCCCTAGTGAGTATCAACCTGTGTTTGGCGCATTGCAAAAGCATATTGACAATTACTCCGCCCTCCCAGACTTTGAATCTCTAAAGTACGAGATTCGAGACCGTTCCATCCAAGAAAAAATATTCGCAATCGAAGCTGTAGATGTCGATGTAGACGCGTGGCTGCTACTTGACTATCTCAAAAATGAGTATGCACAAATCGAAATATTAGACGAATTAGATAAGTATGTAGATAGTACTGTCGCACTAGCGTCAGCAGAAGAAAACCTAGAACAGCTACAAGATATAGTTTTAAAAGTAAGTGATAGAGTAGATGTAAAACCGCCCGAAGAAAGTATGGAATCTATCTCTTTATTTGACTCCCAAGAAGAACTTGGCAAATATGTGCAGTTAGGATTCAATAATGATTTCGACTCCCGAATCCAGTTCTCTCCTAAAGACCTTGTTATGGTCGGTGGTAAGAGAGGTGCAGGTAAGTCTGTAACTTGTTGTAACATAGCAAGTACAGTTTACAACAAAGGTAAGTCTGCTTTATACTTTACTATAGAAATGGATGCACGTTCAATACTACAAAGAATATGTTCTATTTCTACACAAGTTCCTTTCAATAATTTAAGGAACAGACAATTAAGTCCTGACCAGTGGAAAACTGTAGCAGGCTGGTGGGCGAATCGTTTTGAGGGTGGTCATGAATTACTACCCAACTTTTATAGTACAGGCGACTTCGATACCTTCCACAAAGATTTAACAAAGCTAGACCTAGACAAAGGTCAGCAGATAGATGTTATATACGACCCAAGTCTAACTCTAGGCAAAATACAAAGTGAACTAGACAAAAAAGTTAATCAACTAGACATAGGTGTAGTAGTAGTAGACTATATAAACCAAGTCAAACGTTCTAATGCTCCGAGTCGCGGAGGTCAATACGAATGGACAGAACAGATAGAAGTAAGTAAGAGACTGAAAACTTTTGCCCAAGAGTATAATACTATGTTCTTTGCCCCTTATCAAACTGATGCTACAGGCGAAGCTAGATTTGCAAAGGGTATACTAGATGCTGCAGATGCAGCGTTCAACTTAGAGACATGGGAGAAAGGTTCAGAAGTAGTAACCTTCTTCAATACTAAAATGCGTAACAATGAAATGCTAGATTTTACTAGTGTAGTTAATTGGAACACACTTACAATCGGACCTCAGTCTGGCATGAATCCTAAAGAAAGAGAAGCTATGGAAAGTTCAATGAAAACAGGCGAGGACATGTACGACGACTAATGATATTATATACAGAAGCACAATTACAACACGCATACATAGGATTTGTTAGAGAAATGTATAAACAATCCTTCGTAGTAGTACCGACTCTAGAAGAGTTTAGGCTTATCTACGAGCAAGATATGGTAGAAAAACATAGCGAGGAAAAAGATGGCAGCAGATAGAATAGGCATAGAGAGTGCCAACCTTGTACACTTCCCGTTACATAAGTGGGAAACTAAGTCTGTTTCAGAATTACTCAGTGCAAAAGTGGTAGTAGAAGAACTGGAGGACAGAATACCTGTCAACACTCCTTTACTACATAGTATACATAATGAGGGCTTTAAAAACCCAGTACTACTAATGCAGAATGGTTGGCCTATAGCAGGTGGTCAAAGATTAAGAGTCTGCCAAAAAATACTTGCAAAGAACCCAGATTGGAACTGTTCAGTAACAGTATGCCAATTAGAGGCAGATGAATGGAACTGGGCATACCTATGGCCAGAGCTAGAATTTAGAGATAAAGTAATAGCAGTATACTTTCAAATGATAGAGTTAGTATTTAAGAGTAGATACTATACTTTTGATAAAGCTGCTGACGGAACGGAAATGACATATTACGAAGAACTAGGTGACAGAATGAATTGGAAGCATAATGGGAAAGATTAGACAATGGATAGCAAGATGGTTTGATTACCATATAGAGAAAGGTCTGCAAAGAAAAGCAGATAAACTATTTCAACAAGGGAGAGATAAATGACAGTAGAAGAACTATTAGTAGAAAGAAAGCTAGAATTCAAGCAGTCTCCTGCAGACTATATAGTCGGCTGTCTAAATCCTGAGCATGACGATTCTAACCCTAGTATGAGAATTGATAGAATTACAGGAATATATAATTGTTTTGCCTGTGGTTTCAAAGGTAACATCTTCAATCATTTTCATGCCCCTCAAAATGCATTAGATATGCGTAGAGAAAACTTTAAAAGAAAAACACAACAAAAGAGGTCATCTTCTATAGGATTACAATATCCTAAAGGTGCAATGCCATACTCAGGTAACTGGCGTGAGATTAGTCCCGAAACTTATAAAAAGTTCGAGTGCTTTATACATCACGACAGTCCGTTTACAGGCAGAGTCTCTTTTCCAATCAAGGACTTGACAGGAAAAATTGTAGCGTTTAACTGTAGGGCTCAATCCCCTACGGATATTCCAAAATACATAGTCCACCCTCCCAAGGCAGTATTGCCTCTATTTCCTGCTCAAGTCCACCCTATTAAGGGTAGAGTAATATTAGTAGAAGGTATCTTTGATGTACTAAATCTACATGACAAAGGACTCCCAAATACTGTATGTTGTTTCGGTACAAGAAACATATCAGTAGAAAAACTATCACTATTAAAGATGATGGGAGTAGAAGGTGTCGACATTTTATTTGACCCAGACATCGCAGGACAGGAAGCAGTACCAGAAGTAGAAAATATGTGTATTGCAGCGGAACTAACATTCAAAAACATTAAGCTACCAGTAGCGTTGGGAGACGCAGGAGCTTTACCACTAAATCAAGTAATAAAACTAAAGGAACAATTATATGGCTAGAGCACTAATGCCTGGTAAGCAAAAACAATACGAACAAGATAAAAGACAATCCGAGATGCAAAAAGCAAACAAAAGGGGAGATTATTATGCATTAACAAAGCCTTTGTGGTTTAAAGGTACCAATTATAAATCAACACTAGAAGCTATGTGGGCAATATATTTTGAATACAAAGATATAGAGTATGAATATGAGCCAGTTACAGTAACTATAGAAGATGGGGAACCCTACACACCAGATTTTTATCTTAAAAAGTCAGGTATTTGGATTGAGTGTAAAAGTCCAGCTGCATGGAAGAATAATAACAAAGAAATACAAAGAAAAATTAGGGGACTTACAAATATAAAAAACCAAAAAGCTCTTATAATAACTGCAGCTCCTACTTATATAGACCAAGGAGAAATAATAGAATTTAAACCTAATAATAAGTTGGTTAATAGACTTGAAAAAATACCTACATCATGTGGAGGAATTGTACGAAACTCAAAACTTTTAGGAAGAGCCATTTACCAGGCTAAGGAACAGGCAAAGTATAAAATGTCAGAAGAAAAGGAACGCGACGTTATTAAGGACGATAACTCTGAATCAGAGTTACCGAACTGGATACTCAAGGGCGATAACTCTGACGCTATACCATTCATGAATGATATAGACGTTATAAAATTTATAACAGAACAAATAAAAACACACAATAGAATACCAGGGACGGTAAAAATAGATGTATCAAAAGTACATAAGGAGAAATATTATGGCTAAAGTAGCAATTATAGAAACAAAAGCAAGTAGGAATAACTACCAAAGACTGTTTGATGACTCATTTGAGTTTGACCAGTTTCAGTTATGCTCAGACCCTACAATAAAGAAAGTACTAAAACGAGACGTAGATATAGTAATAGATACAGATAAGTATGACTGGTTAATTCTAGTAGGTTCTGAATGTCTAAAATATTTTACCAAACTTAATTCTGTAACAGAATATAGTGGTAGAGTAGTAGAAGATAAGTTCATACCAGTAATAAACCCAGCTATGTTAGCGTTTAAACCTGAAGCCCAAAGAACATGGGACGACTCCAAAGATAGTATTATAAAGTACATAAAAGGAGAACTAAAGCATGTAACTCTTGGCACAGACAAAGCGTATGGAATACAAGATAGTAAAGAACTACATAAATTTCTAGAGAAGGCTTTGAATTCTGACCATGACTTCATAGCACTAGATTCAGAGACAACAGCATTATACAACAGAAATGGACACATATTAGGCATGAGTATATCTTATGAGCCTAATCATGGTGCTTACATAGACACAGAGTGTGTAGACGAGAAAGCAGAACAAATGCTACAACAACTATTCGACAAGAAAAGAGTAGTATTTCATAACGCTAAGTTTGATTTACATTTCTTTGAGTATCATTTTAACTTCAAGTTCCCAAGATTTGAGGATACTATGTTACTACATTATATGTTAGATGAGAACCCAGGTACACATGGCTTGAAACAACTTTCCCTAAAGTATACACCTTACGGAGACTACGAGAAACCTATGTACGACTGGATGGATGACTACAGAAAAAGACATGGTATGTTGAAAGGTGATTTCTCTTGGGACTTAATTCCTTTTGATGTAATGAAACACTATGCAGCCTTAGATGCTGTGTGTACTTTCTTACTATTCCAAAAGTTTGAGATACCTCTACTAAAGAACGATAGACTGTATGGAGTGTATAGAGATATTCTCTTGCCCGGTACTAGATTCTTAGTAGATATAGAAGATAATGGTGTGCCGTTTGATAAAGGTAGACTAGAAAAGTCATCAGTGCTAATGCAAGATAACATTGACGAAGCAGTAGCAGAACTATATACTTATGAAGCTGTGAAACAGTTTGAGATTAATCAAGGCAAAGCTTTCAATCCCAACAGTACAGTACAACTTAGAGCTTTACTCTTTGACTACTTAGGGTTAAAACCAACAGGTAAGAAAACAGGAACAGGAGCAGACTCTACTGATGCTGAAGTACTAACCACACTAGCAGAGCAACACCCAGTACCAAAACTAATCTTAGAGATTAGACAGAAAGTAAAGATTAAATCTACTTACTTGGATAAAATTTATCCACAGCTAGATAGAGATAACAGATTAAGAACAGGATTTAATTTGCATGGCACTACCTCAGGAAGACTATCTTCGAGTGGTAAAATGAATATGCAACAGATACCTAGAGACAATCCTATTGTCAAAGGGTGTATAAAAGCCAGACCAGGCTATAAAATCGTAGCAATGGATTTAACAACAGCTGAGGTTTATTGCGCGGCAGTACTTGCTAATGATAAAAACTTAATGAAAGTTTTTCAGGACGGAGGTAACTTCCATAGTAACATTGCTAAGATAGTGTTCGACCTCCCAGGCGATGTCGATGACATTGCAGAACACTACTCTGTGGAAAGGCAAATGGCTAAGGCAGTTACTTTCGGTATAATGTATGGAGCAGGCCCTAAAAAGATAAGTGAACAAGTTACTAAAGACTCAGGTAAGTACTTTAGTATGAAAGATGCGTCAGCAGTTATTGCTGATTACTTTGAACAGTTCTCAGGTCTTAAGAAGTGGCTTGACGATGGTAAACAATTTATTCAAGACAATGGATTCATGTACTCTTTCTTTGGAAGAAAAAGAAGATTACCCAATGTATTTTCTACGGATAAAGGCATAGCTTCACATGAGGTAAGGTCTGGTATTAATTTCTTAGTACAGTCTATAGCCTCTGATGTCAATTTACTAGGTGGTATTGAGATGAATGAGTACATAAAAAAGACTGGTATGAGAGCAAAGATATTTGCACTTGTTCATGACTCCATTCTAGCAGAAGTGCCAGACTGTGAGATAAATAGATACTCCCAAGAGTTACAAAACTTCATACAAAAAGATAGAGGACTTTCTATTCCAGGCACTCCAATTGGTTGCGACTTCGATGTAGGCGAAGACTACTCATTTGGTAAGTTTGAGAAGAAGTATGAAACTATCTGATGTACAGTTCCCCGTCTATGTAGTACACACGGATGATGTCGTCTCTCGGGACGGCATACTCTGGTGTGAAGGACAAGTAATAGATGACAAAAATGTAAGTGGAGAAACTATTGGTAAAAGAAGATTATCAACTCCCTACAGAAATTTATACAGTTTAAGAATTATGCTAGAGGATTATCTTTCCATGTTTAAGCATGGAGGAAAGAACTACGTAGACTCTAGTGGTAGGTTTTTCAGATACGAAAAGAGTACGAAAGCTAACCTAATTTACAGAAAGATAAAACGAATAGAAAAGAAAGATGTACTAACACTAGTCTGGGTAGACAGTGTACCCTTTCCTTTCGAGGTAAAGAGACCACCACAGCTACAATTTAAGTATGCAGGTATTCTTTACATTAATAAACAACCCTCGTATTTGTACAACTTTAGTACAGATATGAAAAAAACTTCATGGAGAAAAATATGAAGATAGTAATAGAAATAGATACGGATAACGACCAGGATATAAGAACCATCGAAGAGCTTATCGAATTATTAAGAAAGAATGAAAGCAGTTCTAAGTAACAGAATATTCATGGAAGTTACCACTGCTTATCAGTCAAAACTTGATGAAGAATTAACATACGCAATACCTTCAAGGAATCCTATGGACCCGCCTTTCATAATAAAGAATATGGCAGTAGTTCGAAGAGGGTTGGTTACTATACCTATCGGAAGGATGGACTTGATACCTGATGACTACGAGATAGTTGATAAACGAACAACTGTGGAAGTAGACCCTCTTGACTTTAAGTTTACTTTAAGACCTTCGCAACAGGAAGTATATGACTCACTAGATGACAGCGCTATAATAAACGCTTGGGTCAGTTGGGGAAAGACTTTTACTGCGTTAGCAATCGCAGGTAAACTTAGACAGAAAACACTTGTTGTTACTCATACACTTTCACTGCGAGCGCAGTGGGAAAAAGAGTGCGAGAAAGTGTTCGGGGTCAAGGCGGGTGTGATTGGTAGTGGAAAGTTTGAAATAGACGCTCCAATCGTAATCGGGAATGTACAAACTTTGTACCGACGACAGAAGGATATACACAATGTTTTCGGGACTATCATACTCGATGAAATGCATCACGTCTCTTCGCCGACCTTTACACGAATTGTCGACTCTAATCGAGCCAGATATAAGATAGGACTTACTGGAACTATGGAACGCAAGGACGGACGTCATGTGGTATTTAGAGATTACTTCTCAAATACAGTATATAAACCACCAAAAGAAAACTACCTTAAACCTCATATAAAAATAGTAAAAACAGGAATAAGATTCATGGACGGAGCGCATACACCATGGGCAGAGCGAGTGAATCAACTTGCCTATGACTATGAGTATCAGAACATGGTAGCACTTATGGCAGCCAAGTATGCCGCGATTGGACACAAGGTTCTCGTAGTCAGCGATAGAGTTGACTTTCTAAAGCGTTGTGCTAAGATGGTAGGCAGTAATGCAATCTGTGTAACAGGAGATGTTCCACACGAGAAAAGAGCTGAACTTATTAAAGATATATTTACAGAAAAGAAAGACATATTGTTTGGAACACAAAGTATATTTTCGGAAGGCATATCACTAGACTGTCTTAGTTGCCTAATTTTAGGTACTCCCGTGAATAATGACCCACTGTTAACACAGCTTATAGGAAGAATCATAAGAGTATACGAGGGCAAACCTCAACCTGTTATTCTAGATTTGCACCTCGTTGGCAAAACTGCTACGAAGCAAGCTAATGCAAGAATGGGTTACTATATAAAAGAGGGCTATGATGTTTCCGACATATAGCATAGAAAAATATTTCTTGACACAAGTTCATAATTTTGGTATAATATATGATATTGTTTAATTGGGAAAAGATTAAAACAGAGAGCAAATATAAGGTTGGTGATATTCTTACTATCCTTCATATCTTGACGTATAAACTTCCACCAGTAAACAAGAACGACAGAATATATAAATATTGGCAAAAGAGTTTTCATGGACACAGTTTCCTTGTTAACCCTGAATGTTTGTTTATTCAAAGAAGGAGATACTCAGATAGCGAGATTGCACAGTACGCAGGTATCGCGTCATTGCGCAACTATTATGAGTATCAAAAAACTAAAGATACTACACTAGACCTCTTATACTTCTCAGGAAAGATAGAGGTTATTAATAAAAATAGATTACTACGAGTAGAGAATGGTAGAATACATTTTCTGTTTGAAGAAATCACTAAAGGAGAAATGACATGGCATTGAGTTTTAATCAAGCTAAGGGCGAAGCCCAAAAAAATAAAATCGATAGTTACCAATATGTAGAAGGTGACAACATCGTAAGAATGGTCGGGGATATCTTACCTAGATATGTCTACTGGCTGAAAGGTGAGAATGGAAAAAACTTACCGTTCGAGTGTCTATCGTTCGATAGAAACACTGAAGCATTTAACAACGTCGAAAAGGATTGGGTTAGAGAATATCACCCAGAGCTTAAATGCGGCTGGAGTTATGCAATACAGTGTATACACGACGGAAAAGTAAAGGTTCTAAACCTTAAAAAGAAACTTCTAGAGCAAATTATGGTTGCTGCAGAAGACCTAGGTGACCCAACAGACCCTGAAACAGGGTGGGATGTTCACTTCAAGAGAGTGAAAACAGGACCAATGGCTTATAACGTTGAGTATCAACTACAAGCATTGAAATGTAAACAAAGACCTTTGAATGAAGCAGAGCAAGAAGCAATGACTGAGCTAAAGTCTATGGACGAAATCTTAACAAGACCAACTCCAGACGCTCAGAAAGAACTTCTAGACAGACTTAGAGAAGGCGCGTCTAACTCAGAACCTGATAAATCAATCAGTGACGAATTCGACATTTCTTAAGGAGTAACTATGCTAACAGTAGGACAGGAGTTTCCTGAGTTTCAACTAGAAGGTTGTAATGATAAGAACGAAATATTAACGATAGGTAGACAACCAGACACGTGGGCTGTATACTATTTCTATCCAAAAGATTTCACTTTCATTTGCCCTACAGAAATCTCAGACATGGATTGTCTGGTATCTGAAGCACGAGTTATAGGTTTAAGCGGAGATAATGAGTTTTGTAAACTTGCTTGGAAAGAGAGTAATGAAATGATTGGAAACATTCGACATACTCTCGTAGCTGACTCTGGACTATACCTAGCTGAAGAATGTGGAGTTGTAGACGAAGAAGAAGGAGTATGTTATAGAGCTACGTTTATTGTAGATAGTAATAATATAATCCAACATGTATCAGTAAATGCGTTAGATACAGGTAGAAACGCAAAAGAGATATTAAGAACAATTCAAGCACTTAAAGCTGGTGGACTCACCGGTTGTGCTTGGAATCCAGGGGATGAGTTCGTAATATGATTTTATTTACTGCAGATTGGCACATAAAATTGGGACAGAAAAATGTACCTTTGGAATGGGCGAAGAATCGTTATCAGATGTTTTTTAATCAAGTATCTGAAATTGAAGAAGATGTCGACCTGCATATCATAGGCGGGGATTTGTTTGACCGAATCCCCACTATGGACGAACTAAGTCTTTACTTTAAGTTCGTAAAGAGTGTTAGTGTAGAAACGATTATCTATGATGGTAATCATGAAGCTACTCGTAAAAACAAAACATTTTTTACAAACTTAAAAGAAGTCACAGCAAGTATTAATCCACTAGTAACAGTGATAGATAGAACTTATTATTCAGATGACTGGGCAATACTGCCTTACGCTGATTTACATAATAAAAAGAGTATAGAAGATATTAACTCTCCTATATTATTTACTCATGTGCGTGGAGAGATACCACCTCATGTAGTACCAGAAGTAGACTTGGAAAGATTTGATAAGTTTGACATTGTATTTGCAGGAGACTTACATGCTCATAGCAATACACAACGCAACATAGTATATCCAGGTAGTCCTATGACGACTAGTTTTCATAGACACCATGTTAAGACAGGATATATACTAATAGATGAGGATTGGTCTTGGACTTGGCATGAGTTCACTCTGCCTCAGTTGTTAAGAAGAACAGTAGAAGACCCTGCTGAAATGGTACAAACAGAGTTTGACCATACAATATACGAGATTGAAGGAGATGTCTCAGACCTAAGTAATATAAAGAATAGCGAATTATTAGATAAGAAAGTAGTAAAACGAAAAACAGAAGCTACACTAATACTAGGTAAAGACATGTCTATAGAAGAAGAATTAAACGAGTACCTAAGCTATATATTAGAGTTAGGAGATGATAAAGTTAAACAAATTTTAGGAGTATTCAGTGATTACGCTAAAGAAGCTGACGTGGAATAACTGTTTTAGTTATGCAGAAGATAATGAGTTACTATTAGATAATAGTAGTGTAACTCAGCTTGTGGGTACTAATGGAGCAGGTAAGAGTTCTATACCATTGATACTAGAAGAAGTATTATTTAATAAGAACTCCAAAGGAATTAAAAAAGCAGACATACCGAACAGGCATGTAAACAGTGGTTATGATATATCCATAGACTTTAGTGTGGAAGATGATGAGTACAAAATTGATGTAATTCGTAAAGCTAGTATAAAAGTGAAGTTATATAAGAACGGAACAGATATCTCTAGTCATACTGCTACTAATACTTATAAATCAGTAGAGGAGATACTTGGAATAGACTTCAAGACATTCTCACAGATTGTATACCAAAATACTAATGCTAGTTTACAATTCTTAACTGCTACAGATACTAACAGAAAAAAATTCTTAATAGATTTATTACAGTTAGATAACTATGTAAAATACTTTGACGTATTCAAGGAGTTGTCTAGAACTTTAAATACAGATGTTTCACGAGTGCAAGGCAAAATTGATACAATTAATAAATGGCTCTCAAACAATAATCTCGAGAGTATAGAGTTATTGCCAAAATTAAAAATCGAATTTATAAATGAAGAAG